AGCATCTAAACTCTCTCAAATAATTTTTTCATCAATCATTAATATATAAATATTTATATATTAGTAAAAAAGAAAATATTACATTAAGCGGTCTCTTAAAGAGCTACCGGCTGAATAACCAGCCCCAAGACTGCCAAGAGCCTTGGAAGCGATTTGAGCGTATGGATGAGGAACTAAGCCTGTAGCGACTTTAGCAACTTTAGCAACTGGTTTTACATATTTTTTGATTTTACGCCAGCCTGATTTTAAGCCTGAATACCAAGCCCCACCAACCAGTCGGTGGTTGCTATCCCAATTTACGGGCGGTTCGTTAGATGTTGTAAGCACTTGGTCTTTTGTGAGAACACCAACAACCACGGATGAACTGCCAAGTTCATTAATCAAGAAGCCAGAGTTCATAAAGAGTAATGCTACCTCATAATCGCTCGCTGTATTACCTGTATTGTTAAGAACTTCAACTTGCATATAAAACTGGAATTGTCCAAGAGAACCCGCTGAGAAGTAATCTTCTGTAAGGTTAATGTGTTTAGCAAATTCAAGGCAAAGGAAAGAGCCACATGTATTAACATCAACTTGAGTTCCTGCCGTTGTTCCTGCTAGTTGTGATACACCTGAGAACTCTAACCAGTTGGTATTTACACCTGATTCTATTGACATTTGACATAATTGATGAGGTTGTGTTCCTGATAAAATACCATTTCTATTTGCGAAATTAATTTGAACACCAGTTATTGGTAATGCAAAATCGGCATCATTTGCTGTTGCACTTTCAGGTTTTTTTCTAACACAAACCATCACTTTATCAGGAATGACTGATAATTGGAATGATTGGGTTGTGATTGTTTTTTTCACACCATCTACAAGGTCGGGACAGTTCGTTCTTTGTAAGTTTAAATCCATATAAGGCACGATGTTGCGACTGACTAAGTTTTTGCTTACTGATGCAGGCGGTGTTAAGAATGTAAAATCAAGACTGGTATCTACGCTAATAGCACTTAGTGAAACAACATAAGGGTCATCGTTATCGTCAAGATTTTTAAAACGAATTGAGCGGTTAGCACTGGCATCAAAATTAAACTGGAATTTAAGATTGTTAATACCATACATACCCTGAGAATTTCCATTTTCATAAGATTGAAGTAGGAGAGGGCTAATTATTAATGGTTCAACAACATCAATTGAGAAACTTGAACCAGTTTGCCCGTCTGTTGGAGCACCATTATAGTTTAAAAATGCGCGTCTTGATGCATTACCACAAACATTATAACTGTCATAGAATGCAAAAGGATTGTTTATTGTTGAAGTTGCGGGAATATCTGTGTATTTTTGATATTTATCTAATTGTGTCGGGCAAAGTGTGCCGTATTTTTCAATAACATCATTATCAAGCATTCTGCTAATCATTCCTATTGTGTCTTTAGCATTCCATGAGAATGACTGATTATTAACTGTCATTTGAATTGTATTACACATAGATTGAAAAGGAAAAGGTGCAAGAGTTGGAACACCACTTTTTAATATAGTTTTGCTAGTTCCTGCATCACCAGAAACGGAGAATGTTAATGTGCTTCGTATATAAATTACTCTATCAACGATTGTGCTCATTGTAGGAATATTAACATTAAAATTTACACCTGCTTTGCTGGCACTACTTGCTTTTTCTGTGTAGTTAGTAAGATTCATACCCCCTTTCATCACACTATAAGATAATTGACTTTTGCACATCATTCTTGGGTCTGTGACATTCACAAATGTGGTTATTGGTTGATTTGAACTATCACCTTCAACTGGTAATTCTTCTAATTGCTCGTTTGACATTTATATATTATTATTATATATTATTTTTGTGTTTTAAATTTTATATTTTATATTTATTTTATACCAAAATATTTTTCTTTCTAAACATTATTTTCATATCAAAATTACAACCATAGGAAACTTTTAATGGATAACAATTTCCAAAGTGGTCCATCCATTTGACGGTTATTTTTATTTCGTGTAGTGATTGTCTGCCTTCCATTGGAATTAATCTATAATTACCAGTAGCGACATAATTGACACTTGGTAAATAATCCTTGCCATTTATTATATTTGATATGGAAAAATCAGTTAAAATTCTCTCACTATTATTTTGGCTTGTAGAGGTTGAATAGGAAGAACCATAAGAAGTAGGTGCTCCTGTTATTGTGCCCGTAATTGGTAAATTTCCAGAAGTAAATAATATACTTTTTACTGGACTCCATCCATTTACACTTGGAAATTCTTCAAAAATTTGTAATGAGTTATAATCTGTTAATTCTAAAATATTCGCTTGATAACTATTTGTAATAACTAATTTATAATTTTTACCATTTGAAATATTTTTAAAACCTTTATTTATTGTTTGAAAACCATTCAACAATCTACCCGTCGCAATATTCATGTATATTTCAATTGGGTTCGTTAATTTACTATCATAACCTAACACATCACAATTCAATATTAAATTATTTGTAAAATCATATTGTATCCAAGGCGGATAATTTGTTGGTAATGTGTCGCTTCCTGCTTCAACAAGGTCTTTTAAATCATCAAAACAAGATGATAAACAGTTATTTAATAAATCAATTACAGTTGAAAAACTATATAAAAAATAGTATTCACTGCCTAAATCTTGAGATGTTGTAGGAGCATTTGGAATTGGCGAATATTCATTTTCTGGTATGTAAATGACAAATGTCTGTTTTTCAAATGTTTTATATTTTAATGTAAAACTATAAGTGCATAAATTTACATTACTTTGTCCTGTTTGAATTTCTGGAATAAAAAGCGGTAATGAACTTGGTGATGTATCTAAATGAAATCTTATAATACTTAAATAATAATTTGATGGGTCATCTATAAATGGCTGTGTTCTATTTTCGCTAATTTCTAATGCTTTAGGTTCTGTGCTTTTATTGTAAAAAGTAATATCATAATATTGATGGTCTGGTCCTGAGTTTAATAAATCTTGTCTTACTATTTGTGTTAAATAATTCATTTTATATATAATACATTATTAAAAAAATATCATAATCTAATTATATATAAATATGAATAAATTTGGAGAAGATACAACGGATATAAAAACTGTAGCAAATAAAACAAGACAAAATAATATGCAATCAGCATATAATGAAAAAAAATTAAATTTGTATTCTTACCCTGAAAGGATAGGATATAGACAAAATTTAACACTGTCTGAAAAAGTGAGAGATATCAAAGAAAATGAAGATAAAAATAAAAAAGGTAGTGGTAAAAATAGTGATAAATTAACAAAATTAAATGTAGATATTGAAGTGCCAAAATTCAAAGAAACAAAATATAAAAAACAAGTTCCTGTAGTAGGCGGTGGTAATGTAGATATTGCTAAGACGACAAATTCTTGGAAAAACTTGATAAAACAGACCATGAATGACCAAAAACTCAGTATGAAAGATAGTATAAAATACATAAAAAATAACAATTTATACAAGAAATAATTTATAAACTATATTTATAATATATGAATTATTTAGGAGAATATAACATTAACCAAAGATTTAATGCATTTAGAAATATTACAAGTTTTAAAAGAAATTTATTATATAAAAAAGTTGATGATGAAGAAGAGATTGCTCTTAGAAAACTACAATTTAATCAACAAAATAAAGAAGCATTAATTGATGAAAACGGATATAGAACAGTAAATCCTGAAGATTTGGTTATAAATACCTCTATTGTTCCAGTTCATAATGACAAATATGTTAATGCTCAATTATACACAATGGAAAGAGAAGCAGTAGAACAAGAAAATATTCAAAATACTGAAACAAAACCATTTTATTTAAAAATTGACCCTCGTGATAAATCTAAACTAAATAATGAATTAAATAATTTAATAAATGGATATAATAAAATTTTTACATCACGAACACAAAAAGAAATAACAGAGTATATTGTTGATTTTGTTAAATCTTTTAATCAGTTTTCAATGTTATATCAAAGTTTTCACGATAGCATTAAACAAGACACAATATTCAAAACTGAATTTGAGACAAAGTTAATAAATTTGGAGAGTATAATTTTCAAGATGATAAACTTTATTAAAGTAATATTCACGCCATCATATGCTGACAGTTTGAAAGGAAAGGAAAAAGAAGCATATGATAAGATAAGTAAAAATCCCAGTCTTAGAGTGAGATTTGAAGAACAATTAATTGCAAATGAAGCGAAAAAAGCAGATGCTAAAAAAGGTGCAGTCAAGACTGACGCCGAATATGAGGAATACGGTAAAAATAGGTTTAAGGAGTTATACCCTAATCTACCTCAATATGATAAGGATGTATATTCAAACTTATCAAATATTGACAAGGACACTAAAACTTACTTATCAAAAACATACTCTGTGGATTATCTTATACAATTACTAAAAGATTGTCTTAAAATACTAAAAGAAATGATAGATGGAAAAGGCATTCACGCATACATTACAACGAAATCAAGTGATTTATTTGAAAGAAATATTGAGCGTGGAGTTGTAAATGTTGAGCCAAATTTTGAAACTGACACGACACAACAACAAAGAGAACAAGAGAGTGATATTTATCAACAAAGAATGAAAGACGCTGAAATTCTAAACTTAGAAAGTGAAAAATACAAGAAATTTAAAGAAGACCAAAGAAAAGAACAAGAGCGAAGATATGATGAACTAATGAAGCCAGTGCAAGATGCAGTTATTGAATATGAGGCGAAAATGAAACAAATCAAAGATATTGTGAATACTAACATCTCAACACAAGATTACCACGCATTACGTGTAAATTATGAGGAATGCTTGAGATTGAATGAAGAAATAACTAAACTTGTTGATGAAAACCCACAGTTTAGGACTATAAGAAGATTTATGATTTCAGACGATTTCCTGATTTTAATAGCCTTTTGCTATTACTACTTAAATTATTGTTCATTCTTGAGAGAAAATATTAATATGGGTATTGAAAATCTTGAAGCTTACAGAAAAGACAGTAGTGATGCAAGTAATAAGTTAAGAATTAAACAATCTTATGAAGATATAACAGAACCACTTAATAATTTTTCTAGTTTTGGTCATTCAGTAGATATTGTAAAATCGACGGATAGAACAATCAATGAGTATGTCCAAAATATCAAAGATGCCGAAAATCTATTGGTAGATATTGAGTATGCACTACGAGACGAAAAAAGAGGTGATGAAAAGAGAGGTGATGAAGAAAGAGGTGATGAAGAGAGAGGTGATGAAGAGAGAGGTGAAAGAGAAAGAAAAGATAGAGAAGAAAGAGATGATAACCCGCTACAAACTGCATACGACAACTTAGACGCAAGCTATACCGCTGACATAAATAAAACTACACCTATTATTAAAAGAATTAGAGAACTAAATGCACAAATAATTAAATTTGAGGCAAAACTTAAAAAGAAAGACACAAGTGACGAAGAAAAGAAAGACATAGAACGCCAAATCGAAACTTTTCAAGACGAAATTTTTACAAGAAATGGAGAAATTATTGCAATTGAAAGTGATAAATTAGAAAAAGCACTACGAATGATAGATTTAGCAGGAGATTTAGAAATTCCAATGCCGTTTGGAAAAGGTATGTTGAGAGATTTAGCAACTAAAATTTCAATTTATAATTCGGCATTTGAATACATTAAAAGCACTCGTGATATTGAAACAACATTTCCAACACTTACTGAGACTGAAATAAATAACCAAATTGAAAGTATGCAAAGTGCAGTTGGAAAATTAAGAACGAATCTATTTGACGCACGACTTGGAATAACTAATGAAGGTGAATTGACTGAAGCATTAAAGAAATATACCGACTTATTAAGGCACGCTGAGGAAACCGAGCGTAAAATTTTGGAAGAAAAAGGAAAGAAACGAGGTGAAGGAAAACCAATTAAAACCAATACAAATGATTTTGAAAGATGGAAAAATGAGTATATAAAACCTATTGATGATAACTTAAAGTATTTAATAGAAAATAAAAAAAGAGGAAAAATAGCAAATTCAGTAAAATTTCTACAATCAGTATTAAATATGATAAATTTCTTCTTATCCAAAAAATTAAGCGTTCATTCCTTAAATAATAATCTAACAGGGCACGGACAAAAAATTTATATTGGCAGTAAATACTATTTAAAATTTGTTTCAGACAACTTAAAAGATGTTTCAACATATAATAATAGTTCTATAAAATTATTACATTTAAAAAAATTATTATTATCTTTAGTTGCTCAACACGACAACCTAACCAATGATGAAATAAAAATGATAACTAAATATGCCCGTAAATTATAATTAATTAATTATTTTTGATACTAATAAATCAAAATTGTTTAATTCGTGGTGTTTTAAATTACTAACCATTATATTGTAGAATTCCTTAAAACTTGGATTTTTGGCTTTCATAAAATAATTTATAAAATTTACTATATGACGACCACAGGTATTAATTGCTTGTTCTTCTTTTTGGTATTTTGTTTCATTGAAAAATATTTTATATTTTCTTTTCAATGCATCATTTAATAAATAGCTTAAATGTGGCTCATCCTGATTTAATGATTTTCTTAAATATTTTTCAGTCCAATATAACTGTTTATCTGGTCTATACCCTAACGGGTCATAAAAAAATAATTTGTTGTTATCTCTACATAAACATACCCAATGCCCGTAATTTTCTTTTCTTCTATAAAGTAATACCACGGCATCTCTTGTTCTTGGTAGTAACTCATTTATATTTTGATAATCAGTTAATCTGTCATAACTCATAATTTTTACTTTTTTATCATATAAATATTTTTCAATATCTTGGTCTGATAGGGAATATTCCATATTGTCATATAAGTCCGTCATTTTTTATATATAACTATAATATATATATGGAAAATAAAATTAATAGAATTCAAAAATTGCTAATTGATTGTGATAATTATAGACAATCTTTAAAAAGTGCTAAAGAAGAAATAGTTGAAATTCAAGAAAGTCTGCGTGAATACCTAAAAATAAACAATTTAAAAGAGGTTGTGATTGGAGATTATATTGTGTCATTAAAAGAAGAAAAAGCCAAATTTTTAATACAACCCCGAAGTGATAATCACACACCAAATAACACACCAGTGGCAAATAAAACAACTAATATTTTAGAATATCAAAACCAAAATAAAAAGAATAAAAATAAACCTAAATTATTTCAATAAATTAAATGTTTTTCATTGGCATTAATTCAGTTTCAGTAATTATTGCTCTTGGAAAACTGCGGGTTAAGCATACCCATCTTGAGTTAAAGTCTTTAATCTTTTGTATTTGCTTATTATTAAATCCATAATAAAAACTAAGTAGTCTATGATATGGACCACCGCTTGAAGGATAAATAAAAGTTAAATGGCTCTCATTTATTAGTGTTTTCGTCTCATTGCCTTTTGTGCTAATATGACTTGAAATTAAACAAGTAATATTTAAACTTCGTCCTAATTCAAGAATTTGATTTTTTAAATTATGAACTTCTGCTTTTATCAGCCTTTGTTCTTTTGTTGTGCTTTCTAAGCCGTCTATATCATCAAACACGACTATACTGTCTTTAAATTCTTCATATTTTATAGGGGTAGTTATTAAAGAATAATCTATTTTTACGCGGTCAAACTTTATGTTTTTACTGAATGAGTTATCATCTGCTTTACGCGAGAAAAGATAAACATAATTTTTAGGAAATAACTTTTTATAATTGATGACAAATTGATTAATGCTATATGATTTACCAACACCACTTGCCCCAAAATAGCTTACTACATCACGCTCTTTTTTAATATTTGGTATAACTTCAAATTTACCATCTGTTAATTTTAACTCATTAAAATTGTTCTCATTTTCTTCAGGTTTTTGGCTTGGTTCATACTTATTAACATAAATAATTTTACCGTTTTTTACACCGCCAACTATTTTACATAAACTGTCTTTATCATTTGCTTTATTTTCAAAACTAAACATTT